GTAATTTTGTGCAAAGTCAAATCTTGTTTGTTGAGCCGCGGAATCAATATAGATATAATCTATGTCCCACTTAGCTATTAGTTTTTGAATTTGTATAGCGTGTTGTTCTGTTGTTTTTTCTGCATCTAAGTATTCGTCAAGTAAGTAGTATTTCTCACTATCCCAATCATACGCTATAACACAGAAAGCAGTCGGGTCTCTGTACCCTACGTCCATTCCTGCAAAAACATCCATTCTAGAAGTATCTAATTCTGTCAAATCAGAGACACATTCTTCGTGACTAAATGCCCATACTTGTCCCTCAAATACATTAAAGTCTGCCATGTATTCTTGGTTGAACTCATTCTCTGACATAGTTTTTCTTGCTTCTAGAATATCTTGTTCTGATATACGAGGGTTTTCATGGTAAGTTGCTTTTATGCTACACCATTCTGGAAACTGGTCTGAGAATCCTCTCTGCCAGAACTCTGCAAACCAATTATTTCTACCCCTTGGAGTAGATATAAAGAGTGCTTTTGAGTTTTCTTTATCTAGTGTGGGCCTGAGCGCAACATTGAAAGCATCCCTCCCGTCAACGAGAGCGGCCTCATCGAATATGATGAGATCATAGCTTCTACCCACAACCGAGTCCACTTGGTTAACAGAACCCATACGTATTGTAGAACCGTTTGTAAGTTCAATAACTTTATCTTTTGCATTATCTCTTGTAACCTCCAAGTCAAAATGTTTAATCAGTCCTCTCTGTAATTCAAAAGAGATTTGTGATAGTGAGTAGTTTGGGGACATTAATAAAACATTAGAACCTGGTACTAAAGTAATTAATTGTCCAATTATATTCGCAATATAAGTTTTGCCCTGTCTACGAGAAACAGCTGCAGTAATAAAACGATATTTGGGATTGTTGATTGCATTTATGATTCCATGCTGTGAAGTGTTTGGTGTAATACCAAGTAAGTCCATATATCCATCTATAGGAAGTTTAATAAATCTTCTTTCATCAAACCTCATTATGGCATCTGAAAGTATGTCTGTTCTGCTAATTTGTATCAATGTATTTTCTCGTTTTCAAATAAAAAGTAACTTTCCTCTTCTTCTAGTATTCCAGAGTCTTTCGCTTTTTCATATAAGTAACAGTAAGAAGCTGCTAATTGTTTTAGTTTTTCTTCTGAGATTGTAAGGTCTCTTGTTTTTTCTTTATGTAGTACTTGTGCTAAAAATTTTCCTGCATGTACTTGTCCTTCGTCTAGCCATAAAAGTCTTCCGTCTTTCTCTGGTACGCTCATTTAGTCTCCTATATGTATTAAATCGTTTGATATATGGTCATTGTGCTTTGGTGGAAGATATGGCCACTTCATATATTCCCAGGCAACACTATACCTGTAATCTCTACTAGTATTCTTATAACATCCGTGAATTAAGTTAGGATGAAAGAATACTGCAAAAGGTTCATCTAACTCGATATCTATAATATCTACTTTAGGGTTAAGTTTAATCCAATTAAACACCCCATGGGAAGTTGCATCATGTCTAAATATACCTTTTGTATGTGACCTAGGTACTATTCTTAGACATCCATTCTCTTTTCTTGCCCCATTTACAAAAACATCACAACTAATTAGTTTTGAGGGGTTAGCTTCTATATAAAAGTTATCTTGATGCCAGTCTACCGAGAAACCAACCTTTGGAATCATCGGAAAAAACTTAGAAATGTAAGTACTTAAGCTTGTAGTTCTAAGTAATCTCTGTGCTACACTCACTAATCGCTTATGTCTGCCCAGTTTTTTAAATTCTTCAACGCAACCCATAGCTCCCTCTAGTTTACAGGGATTGTGTGGGCTGTTCATCAACCAATTACCTTGGGACTGCGCCGAAATGTGCCTTGCCTCTTCAGTCAAAGTGTTACATGTATGGTTAAGCTCTCTATGTTCCTCTTTTGTAAGGAAGTTTTTAACCACTACATAGCCTTCTAAACTAAATTTTGAGACATCGTAGTTCATTCTACCACTTAACTTTGTTTGCCCAGTACGCTGCAGACATTTTTCCTCTAGCAATGTTCTTTCTGTGTCTTGCCTTGAAGCTTCTACGCTTTGCTTTCATTCTAGCAGACTCGCCAGCTTTAGGTTTTCCTGCTGTCTTGGCTCCTTTCTGTCCGAAACGTATAGTTTTAATCTTACTACCTACTTTTGCCACAACTATGTGTGATTTAGTTCTATGTCCTGGTGTTCTTTTTGGTTTATTAAATCCTCTAACACCTGCTCTTTTTAATCTTGGGTCTCTTTTCTTTGGCATTATGTTCTCCCCACATTGCCTGCTAGACAGTACCTCATAAATCCATTTAGATTAGGTTGAGTACTGTGTAAAACATTACTTTTAAAAATGTATAGGTCTCCCGCTAAAGGAAACTCTGTAGTACAAAAGGTAGGGTTGTTTTTATTATGAAATAATAAAGCTCCTGTTTCTTTTATGTCATGTAAATAATAACAAAAAGAATACTCTGGAACTTGATTTCCTTGAACGCCTCCTGATGTATGATTGTGAATACCTGTATACTCTCCTGCTGCTTGAAAAGTAGCCCACAGGTTAATAATATTATAACCTGCAGGAAACTCTTTTTCAACCTGTCTACAAAAGTCTTTAAACTCTGGTCTTTGTTGTAACAGAGTTTCGGTATGTCTAGGGTTTACCTTTGAGGCTTTGTACCCTGTGTGTTTGAGTCTTATAAGTTTATCTCTCATGCCAAGATTATCTATGTCTAGGTTAGTCTTGGTAAAGTCCACTTATCTTCTCTTCTTCATTATCCTACCAACTCTTGCTTTCTTTGCAAAAGTTGCTTTTCTAGGTGATTTTGTTTTGCCGAACCTTGGTCCAACTCCTTTTGGTGCTGCACCATAGAAGCCACCAGGGCCACTCATTGGACTTTTTGTGTTAACAAAAGTTCCTGCTGCTGCATTCATATCTCTGGTAATACCTAACTTTAATCTGTGTTTACGGATTTTCTGAGTACCGTGTTTACCAGTAGGGCCGCTTAAAAATTTAGCCATTCTTTTCTCCTATAAGCTGTTTAATACGCTTATCTCGAAAGGTACACTTTTTCATAGTAGCGTATTCTTTCAGTTTCTTTAAATTCTTTAAATGCTTTGCTCGTTTCATAATCAAGCAAGCTGTCTGCATCTCTAAACCTTTTAGACCTACAATCATTTGTTGTTTTCTGTCTACTTGTTTAAGAGTCATTTTTACTTTTTCCTTCTTCTAGTTGTTTTTCTTTTTCTCTTCACAAAGGTTGATACGTTTCTAGGTTTTCCTCCTGGGTTGCCTGCTTTTCTCTTTCTAGTTACTGCTGATCTTTTCTGTGCTGCAGTCATTCTTCGAGCTTTACTAGCAGGTACACACTTAGGATATCCTCCTTTTCCTCGTGCAGACTTTCTGCCACAAGGAGGGTGTCCTCCACCCTTTCTCTTACGAGATATATCTACCCAACCTTCCTTAAACCATTTTGTTAGTCCGCCTTTAGGTTTTGCCATTATTTTCTCTTACGTCCAGTACCCATACGATACCTTCCGCCTTTGGCTTTGTAAGTTTTTACTAGCCATCCATTAGCGTATGCCGATGGATATACCTTGAACTTTCTTTTTGCCTGTGCTTTAACCCTTGCGTATAGTGCGGGATTGGTAGGTACAGGTCTCTTTTTTGCCACCTTCCTTTTTGTTTTTCTTTTTTTAACTGCCATAATAAAAGTGTAGAGCTCCCCACTCATAACTGAAGAAGAGAACTCTACGTAGGGTATTAACCTATTTGTCCTTGGCTTTCCACACGTTTAATGCGCACCAGTCCATAATCATGTAAACCTTTTTCATCCAACCATCATCTAATGGGGTTGGAGTAATAGCTGCTACTAACGAGCAGACAGTTACGATTACGGGAACAACAGATATCAATTTTCCAATTAACATGAAAAAATCTATCATATTTCTCTCCTCAGTCCTTTCCGCTCTTAACGAGCAAGACTGCTTTACCACATATTTTTAGCCGTTGTGGTTACTACTCGGCTTGAATACGTCTGTTACTTTCTTACCGCTTTTTATTTCGGCTGCAACAAACTTATCCTTAATGTCGACTTTACCGTCTCCATTTAAATCTTTAGGGTCTTTTCCCCTAATTATATTCCAAATTTTCTTAAACATTTATTTCTCCTAAAGGGCGGATTGGAGACCCCTCGATTTGTTTTCCGTGTCATGAAATTTAATCCATGCATTTACGCTTAGTATAAGGTCATCCAATCCTAAACTGTGTAGTTTGCATTATCCCAAGGTTCTGTGTAATCCATAGGGTTATGCATATTCAATTGTTGCACTGTAAGTAACGGACGAGTATCTACACTATTCTTATGTAGTGACCATCCTAAAGCTAGTCCTTCTCCAGAAGATACTCCTTTATAGGGGTTCTTCTCTTCTAAAGACTGCTGTCTAAACAGTGGTTCAATTTGTACTAAATCTTTTCTAATTTGTTCTGCTTTCTCTTTAGTCATTGAAAACAGAATAGCATGTTCTACTATAGGGGACCATTTATCTATGTCCTTTCCCATTGCCTGTATTATAGGCTTCCAATAGTTTAGTCCAAATCTTAAGTCAAGATTTGTGAACACTGGTACCATCTGTGCTTTTGCACCTGGGGACCATACTGCTAGATGATAACAAGAGTTAGGATAAACGGGTTGATTAAACAAAGCGTTTACTAAACTTACATCATCAATAAAATTCTCTACTACATGTAATCTATATGTTAGTCTTCTTACATCAATTTGTAGAGTAGGTCTGCCTGTCTCTATAACTGAATCTAAAGCCCATAGTAGTTTATCAAAATAGTTAAACCGTGGTTTGTTATACGGTACAATTACATGGCGTTTACCTGTTAGTACCTTTCTTACTTCCTCTGGTCTATCTGTTAGTACCCAATACTTCCAATCGGGCATCTGATCTATATGTTTCTTTAAGTAATCTAAGTATTCGTCTCCGATGACACTTAATGAAATATCAGTAACTCGTGCAGTCTTCATGTTCTTTTTTGCATAGTGCTTTATGTTGTTTCCAATTGTCCAGCAAGGTTGCTTACCAAAAACATTAGGAATGCACGAATTCTCTAGGTCAAGTGACTGGTTATAATTTACCTTTTCTTCTTGCCCTTCTT